TGCACAGAAAAACACACGGAGAGAGCACCCCGGGTGCCGTCCGTGATTTTTTATAGCATTATTTCGTCAAGGAGTCACGTAATGGAAAATTACAAGGGAATAGACTACTTAAGAACCAAATTGGAGCTGAAGCGCCATCGCGTGAGACTGCGTTATTCGTTCTACGAGATGAAGAATATCACGATAGACCTGAATATATCGTCTCCGCCGGACCTTCGCTTCTGGATGACGTGCCTGGGATGGTGCGCGAAGGCGGTGGACGCTCTCGCGGATCGTCTCGTATTCAGGGAGTTCGCAGATGATAACTTCGAGCTCAATGAGATTTACAACTTAAACAACAAGGACGTGCTTTTTGATTCCGCCGTATTAGGCGCACTCATCAGCGCGTGTGATTTCATATACATATCGGCAGACGAAGACGGCTATCCGAGGCTGCAGGCCATCGACGGCGGTAACGCGACAGGCGAGATCGACCCGATCACGAATATGCTGAAAGAGGGCTATGCCGTCCTTCAGCGTGACAAGTATGACCAGCCGACCTTAGAGGCTTACTTCATCAAAGGCTCGACGACATACTACGAGAATGGCGAAAAGACCCGCATCGAGTCGAACAAGGCTCCGTATCCGCTTCTTGTGCCGATAATTTACAGGCCTGATGCCGTGAGGCCTTTCGGTCACGCACGTATATCAAGGGCGTGCATGGACCTTCAGGGCGGAGCTATCAGAACGATAAAGCGGTCAGAGATCGCGGCCGAGTTCTTCAGCTTCCCGCAGAAGTATGTCAACGGCCTCTCGGATAATTTCGAGATGATGGACAACTGGAAAGCGGCCATGTCCGCGATGCTGATGTTCACGAAGGACGAGGACGGGGACAAGCCTGTTGTCGGACAGTTCCAGCAGCAGACGATGACTCCGCACGTTGACCAACTTCGGATGTTCGCGTCGCTATTCGCGGGCGAGACAGGGCTCACGCTCGACGATCTCGGATTCGTGGCGGACAACCCGTCAAGTGCTGAGGCGATAAGAGCGAGCCACGAAACGCTCAGGCTCACGGCACGCAAAGCGCAGAGAACCTTCGGCACGGGCTTCCTGAATGCCGGTTATCTCGCCGCCTGTGTCCGTGATGATATGGACTACAAGAGGGAGGCCTTCTATCTGACAAAACCGAAATGGGAGCCGATATTCGAGCCTGATGTCGCGGCTCTGTCGGGCATAGGCGACGCAGTGATGAAACTGCAGCAGAGCTTCCCTGACTACTTTGACAGCGAGAAACTGAGAGACCTGACTGGATTCTGATATGACGGACATCGCACCTTCACTGTATGAAAAACTGCATAAGGACTTCAACGCGAGGATAGAAGCCAACAGCCGTCTCGCGAAGCTGAGAGTCAAGGCGAATCCGACATACAAGGACGCGCAGACTTACTCTGAGATCGTGGGCGACACGCTCCAGAAGTCGCTCAAGCTCATCACGGGCGAGGACCTGCCTAACGGTACGATGTACTACAACATCGCAGACCGCACGGTCCGTCCGCTGATGGAAGAAAGCCACGACTTGACGGCCGCGTATGCGAAGCGCGTGCAGGAGTCCAAGAATGCAAAGGCAGGGCTGAAGATCAAGGCGGCGGTTCCGGGAATACGCGAGGACAGGATCGACGGCATCATCGACATACTGACAGACGATGTCTTCGAAGAGGCCTCATGGATACTCGGTGAGCCGGTGACGAACTTCTGCATGAATGTCGTCATGGATTCCATCGAAGCCAATGCAGAGCTGCAGGACAAGGCGGGCATAAAGTGTTATATCGCGAGAACGGCAGAGGCTAACTGCTGTCCGTGGTGCGAAGACCTTGAGGGTACATACGAATACCCGGTACAGAATGGCGACGTTTATCGCAGACATGAAAACTGTCGGTGCGTCGTTGACTTCTTCAACGAAAGAGAGCAGTACAAACAGGACGTGTGGTCAAAGGCCAAGACGTCGGTCGACGCAAAACAGGAGATGCTCGGCAGATATGAGCAAATAATCAATAACCAACGGCAACGAGCCAACAGCAGAGGGCAATAAGGCCTTTCGCTTTTGGAATACAGGGAGGGAGCTATGATGCAAGCACGCCAGGCTCCCACTCAATCGGTGGTACTTCCTTATGAAAAGACGCTGGGCCCTGAAGCGGTGGAAATATACAACGCTACAGAGCACGATGCGCTCGAATGGCAGGTGATGCTGATTTATGACATCATGGCTGTCAATGATGACGGCCTGTGGACGCATCAGAAATTTGGTTATTCAGTACCAAGGCGCAACGGCAAGAGCGAAAATGCGATCATGCGCTGTGCCTGGGGACTGCTGAACGGCGAGAAGATACTGTATACGGCTCACAGAGCGACCACTTCGCATTCCGTGTGGGAGCGGCTTGCGCGGTTCTGTGAAAAGGCGGACATCAACGTCGTATCCAAGTTCAGAGCGTTCGGCAAAGAGCACATATACACGGATAACGGCATAATCGAGTTCAGGACGAGGACATCAAGCGGCGGGCTCGGAGAAGGCTACGACCTGCTCATCATCGACGAGGCTCAGGAGTACACGCCCGATCAGGAGACCACGCTGAAATACGTCGTCTCTGACTCGCTTAACCCGCAGACGATAATGCTCGGAACGCCGCCGACAGCGGTCAGCGCGGGAACTGTGTTCCCGAAGTTCCGAAAGACCGTTTTGTCAGGAGGCGGATTCGAGTCGGGGTGGGCTGAGTGGTCTGTGGCTGAGGCGACGGACCCGCACAATGTTGAGGCATGGTATGAGACTAACCCGTCGTTAGGGACAATACTCACAGAGCGCAAGATCCGCTCGGAGATAGGCGAAAACGATACAGACTTCAACATCCAGCGTTTAGGGCTGTGGCTGAAGTACAACGTACAATCCGCCATATCCCGTAACGAGTGGGAGGCGCTTGCGGTTAAGAAGCTGCCGAGCCTCAAGGGCAAGCTGTTCGTCGGCATAAAGTACGGACGGGGCGGGACTGTGGCCATGTCCATAGCGGTCAAAACGACAGACGGCAAGGTCTTCGTCGAGTGTATCGACTGCCAGTCCGCACGCAACGGCACTGATTGGATGGTCTCGTTCATCCAAAAGGCGGATGTCCGCACGGTCGTCGTTGACGGAGCAAGCGGACAGGGCGTTTTGTCTGATGCGATGAAGAATGCAAGGCTCAAAGCACCAATCCTGCCGAGAGTATCCGAGATAATCCGCGCAAATGCGCTTTTTGAGCAAGGGCTCTCGTCGGGCAACATCGTCCACAAGAACCAGCCATCACTGACACAGAGCGTGTCGAACTGCGAGAAGCGTGCAATCGGCTCTAACGGCGGCTTTGGTTACAGGTCGCTGAGAGACGACATCGACATCGCGCTGCTTGACAGCGTGATACTCGCATACTGGCCATGCGTCGAGGCTAAGGAAGTTAAACAACAACGAATCAGTTACTAATGACGAGGCAATACGGCCTCGTTTTTACGTAAAACAAACTACGGATACCACCCGGTTAAGTGGGAAGGAGACTGTAATGTCAGACAATTTCAAAATAATCGAAACTCAGGAGCAGTTTGATGCTGCGATCGCCGACAGACTGAGAAGAGCTGAGGACAAGTACAAAGAGAAGTATTCGGACTATGACGTCATCAAGGCTCAGCTCGACGAGATCACGACGGAACGCGATTCGCTGAACAAACAGCTTGAGGAAGCCAACAGCAAGATCACGGGAAACAACGATGTTGTCACCGCGCTCAAGGCTCAGATCGCAAAGTACGAGACCGACTCGGTAAAAACGAGGATTGCGCTTGAGAAGGGGCTGCCTTATGAGTTCGCAAGTAGACTCTCCGGGGATGACGAGGAGGCGATCACAAAGGACGCGGAGAAGATCGCGGCTCTCATCAAGAGCCAGCAGACACCCGCTCCGTTGAGAGACCCTGAACCGGCACTCCCGGCCAACACAAAAGAAGCAGCGTTCAAGAGTATGCTGCAGGATTTAAACGGAGGAAGATAAAATGCCAAGTGATCCAAAAACACTGTTTGCAGGAACTAATTTCCCGGCAATCGTCGTAGACGATATGTTTAATCTCGTTCAGGGCAGATCGTCCCTGGCTAAACTGTCCGCACAGAAACCGATTCCGTTCAATGGCTCGACCGAGTTCGTATTCAGCCTTGACGGCGAGGCTTCAATCGTGGGCGAGGGCGTTGCAAAGCCTGAGGGACAGGCTCACGCAACACCGAAGGTCATCAGACCTGTCAAGTTCGTATATCAGGCAAGAGTTTCCAACGAGTTCCTTTATGCTTCGGAAGAGGCAAGACTCCAGACTCTGACCAACTTTGCTGACGGCTTCGCTAAGAAGATCGCAAGAGGCCTCGACATCGCTGCTATGCACGGCGTAAACCCTTCAACTGGAAGCGAGGCTTCGTTCCATGACACAAACAGCTTCGACGGACTCGTTGAGAACGTAGAGGCATACGATGCAAGCAAGATCGACGAGAATATCGATGCTGCCATCGCTGCAGTAATGGCAGACGGCAGAGCCGTAACTGGTATCGCCATGAGCCCGACAGCAGGTGCTGCTATGGCAGCCATCAAGGTCAACGGCGTAGCTCAGTATCCTGAGTTCAGATTCGGCCAGAACCCTGATGCATTCTATGGAATGGGCTCGGATGTCAACAGCACAGTATCCGTAGGCGGCGAAGACCACGTTATCGTTGGTGATTTCCAGAACGCCTTCAAGTGGGGCTATGCAAAGAACATCCCTCTCGAGGTAATCGAGTACGGCGATCCTGATGGTGCGGGAAGAGACCTGAAACTCTACAACGAAGTATGCCTCAGAGCTGAAGCATTCATCGGATGGGGAGTTCTTGATGCTGACAGCTTCGCAATCGTAAGCGAGGGCGCGGCAAGCAGCGCATCCTAAGGGGGTGACTCCTTATGGCGGCGGCATTCGCAACATTAGAGGACGTCACCGCACTGTCGGGAGCTGACTACACAATCGACGAGCAGGAGCGCATCAACACGCTCCTGCCTCTTGTGTCGGATGCTCTTCGGTATGAAGCGTTCAAGGTCGAAAAGGACCTCGACGTCATGGCAGAGAATGCCACATACGCGAGCACGCTCAAGCTGGTGACGTGCGACATAGTGATCCGGTGCATGAGGCAGACCTCTACGGGCGAACCGATGTCACAGGAGTCACAGTCAGCACTCGGATATTCCTGGAGTGGCACATACGCCATCCCGGGAGGAGGCTTTGCTCAGGCAATAATGAAAAACGACCTCAAGAGGCTCGGGCTCAGGAGGCAGCGTCTGGGGGTGATCGACTTATGGCCATGCCCAAGGGTATAACCATTTTTCTTTTTGAAGAATACGAAACGGGAACGGACGGGTTCAACCACGCGATCTACGGCGAAAGACCTGTCGAGGTGGACAATGTACTTGTTGCGCCCGTGTCGAGCACCGAGCTTCTGGAAACATACAACCTCACGGGGCGCAGAGCCGTCTATCAGCTCGCGATCCCCAAGGGAGACGAGCACGAATGGAAAGAGGGCGGACGGGTCAACTTCTTCGGCGAGGACTGGCGTATCATCGCCATACCGACCGAGGGCATAGAAGACCTTATCCCTCTGAGCTGGAACAAGAAGGTGCAGGTAGAGCGCTATGGCTAACAACTTCAAATTCAAGCTGAATTATGCGGGAGTGGGCGCTCTGCTCAAAAGCACCGAAATGCAGAATGTTCTCGCGACATATGCGAGCCAGGTCAAAGACAGGGCGGGCGATGGATACGATGTATACGTCGGTCGCACAAGGGCAAATGTGTCTGTGGTTACCGAAGTAGCGGAGCAGGATAACTACGAGAACAACACGTTGCTTAAGGCATTAGGAGGATAGGACATGATCGAAAAAACGTTAATAGACTATCTGAGCACCACGCTCACAGTGCCTGTTTACATGGAGCGTCCCGTGGACCCGCCGGGCAAGTATGTCATCATACAGAAGACGGGGTCCTCGAAGCATAACCAAATTTGCTCCGCTATGGTGGCGTTCCAGTCATACGCTCCGACGCTTTATGAGGCTGCAGTGCTGAATGAAGTCGTCAAGGTGGCGGTAGAAGCATCCATCTCGCTCCCTGAGATCGTCTCAGCAAAGCTAAATTCTGATTACAACTTCACGAACACGGCCATGAAGCAGAACCGCTATCAGGCCGTGTTCAACTTTACGCATTATTAGGAGGATAACTAATGGCTCAGACAGTAGCAAATGTAAGTGCTGGCAAGCCTGCAGTAGGTGGTGCGGTCAACTATGCGGCATCGGGTACGACCCTGCCGACAGATGCAACCACTGCACTCGCTTCGGCATTTACATCACTCGGATACTGCAGCGAGGACGGACTGGTCAATTCCAATTCTCCTTCGACTACAGAGATCAAGGCGTGGGGCGGCGACATCGTCCTCACGATACAGGAAGAGAAGCCTGATACATTCAAGGTCACGCTCATCGAGTCCGAGAATGTTGACGTTCTCAAGGCCATCTACGGATCGTCCAACGTTACGGGAACCCTCTCAGGCACAAACGGCATCACCGTCAACGCCACCGCTGATGAGGCGGCGACATATGTATGGGCGATCGACATGGTGATGAACGGCAACACCAAGAAGAGGATCGTCATCCCGAACGGAAAGATTTCCGAGGTAGGCGACATCACTTACAGCGACTCCGATGCGGTAGGGTACGAGATCACGATCTATGCATTCCCTGACTCGAACGGAAAGACACACATCGAATATCTGAAGAAGACGACCACATAAGCGGTTTTTGGGAGGTGACCCATGACAGTAAAACTCAAGGACGGCTTTGAGGTGAATCTCGACGAGAGCCATCTCAATGACTGGAAATTACTGAAACTCATCAGAGGCATCGACAAGGGCGACGCAAGCCTGTCGGTCGATGTCCTCGAGATGCTCATAGGCGACGACCTCGAGAAGCTGGAGAAGCACCTCGAAGTTGACGGCGTTACAACTATCGACGCGATGGGCAACGCACTGGCTGAAATAATCGAGGCGTCCGTAGAGTTAAAAAACTCGCAACCCTCGCCAGCATGATTGAGTTCGACGAGGCCGCACTGATTTGCGACCTTGCCGAAACGTATCGAATTTACGATTACAGGTCGCTTCCGCTTCAGACGGTGGCGACCTTATCTGCTGGTCTGAGGGGAGATTCGAGAATCGTAATGGCGATGACGGGCGTACCGGCATCACAGGACACACTGCTCCTTGCCACGATCGGCGACCTGCTTGACAGCATCAGGTATATGTTCGCCGATGATTCGTCACAGCGGATCTACAAACGGCTCTCGCTCGTGCAGACGCTGCTCGGCGAGGAGGAAGAGAAGAAATCCGGCGTGAAAGGCTTCAGCTCCGTGGAGGAGTTCAAGGCCGCTCTCGCAAAATTCGAAACAGGAGAATAACACATGGCAGGAACTACACTTGGAACTGCATATGTACAAATAGTGCCATCAGCAGACGGTATCTCGGGTTCGATCACCAATGTATTAGGCGGCGAGGCGACCAAAGCGGGTACCAAGGCGGGCGGACTGTTCAGCGGAGGCTTCGGCACGAAGGTCGCAAAGGGTGCCGCGATCGCGGGTGCTGCGCTTGCGACTGGTGTTGCTGTCGGCACTGCTGCTCTGAAGAAGGGCATACAGGAGACGGCTGCATACGGCGATAACGTGGACAAGATGAGCCAAAAGCTCGGTCTGTCGGCGGAGTCTTATCAGAAGTGGGACTACGTTCTCAACCTTGCCGGAACTGATATGCAGTCAATGACGACGGGTCTGAAAACGCTCACGAACCAGTTTGAGGCGGCGAAAAACGGGAATGCTGCTTCAGTCGCGGCCTTTGAACAGCTCGGCATCTCGATGGAAGAAGCGGCGAATATGTCCAGAGAAGACCTGTTCGGCGCAGCCATCAAGGGACTGCAGGGCATGGAGGACTCGACAGAAAGGGCAGCGCTCGCCAATAAGCTGTTCGGCAAGTCGGGACAGAATCTGACTCCGCTGTTCAACCAAACGGCAGAGCAGACTCAGGAGCAGATAGCGCTTGCTGAGAAGTACGGCATGGTGATGCCTGAAGCAGCGGTCAAGGCCTCTGCAGCCTTCCAGGACTCAATGACCACCATGCAGATGACCATGACGGGCATGAAGAACCGCATGATGGCGGAGTTCCTTCCGTCGGTCACGCAGATCACGGACGGTCTTGCGAAAATGTTTGCGGGCGATATGAGCGGTGCTGATGACGTTGCGGCGGGCATACAGGGCGTGATCAGCAAGATAGGCGAGATGACGCCTCAGGTGCTTGCGGCGGCCAAAAGGATAGGCGGTCAGCTCTTAAAGGGCATCGCTGAAAAGGCACCGCAGATGGCGGAAAAGGCGGGCGTTCTCGTGGGCAAACTCGTTGCGGGATTCATCAAGAATCTGCCGAAGATACTGGCCACGGGCGCGAAACTGATAGTCAAGTTCGCTGCGGGTCTCGTCAAGTCGATACCTCAGGTGGTCTCAGCGGTCGCCAAGATCGGAGCGAAACTGATACACGGCCTCGGCTCGGCTCTGTACGCAAAGGTAACGGCAGCGGCGAAGAACATCAAAGAGAAGTTCATGAAGCCGATAGAAGACATAAAAACCAAGGTCAAGGCTGTACTGGACAAGGTCAAGGGCTTCTTCCCTCTGAGCGTCGGCAAGATATTCAGCAACATCAAACTGCCTCACTTCAATATCTCGGGCGGTACGGCTCCTTGGGGCATCGGCGGTCTCGGCACCAAGCCGACCATCAGCATTAGCTGGTACGCCAAAGGAGGCATTGTGGACGGGGCGACCCTGATAGGCGCGGGAGAGCGCGGGGCAGAGGCCATCGTTCCTCTGGACCCGTTCTGGAAACGCCTCGACAAGGCGGTCTCGTCAGGCGGCGACAACATCACCATCAACGTGTACGCAAGTGACGGTATGGACATCAACGCGCTCGCGATAGCAGTAGAGCAGAGGCTCGTACAGGTACAGAAACGGAGGCAGCTCGCATGGCAGTAGCACAGACATTCACATTCGGGACGGCCAGCTCGAGCACCTACGGCGTAGTGGTCGAGGGCCCGGGCGACTATACGGCTGCCAAAAGGGACGTCGAGATGGTCAGCATCCCGGGACGGAGCGGCGATCTCGAGATAGACATGGGACGATATGAGAACATCGAGGTCGAGTACAAGGTGGCCATCAAGGCCACAACACAGTCGGCCTTCGAGACCTCCGTGTCGTCATTCAAGAACGCCATCGTCGGACAGCGCGGATACAAGAAGCTCACGGACTCATACCACTCGGGTGAATACCGCATGGCGCGTTACGCGGGCGGGCTCGACGAGGACCCTGAGTGGCATGGCCAGGGCGCGGTTTTCAAGGTCAAGTTCGACTGCAAGCCGCAGCGCTTCCTTGATAGCGGCGACACCGTCACGACGATGACCGCATCGGGCAGCATATCCAACCCGACCAACTTCGACAGCAAACCGCTATTAGTGGTCACGGGTACGGGCACGCTCACGGTCAACGGCGTACAGATAACCTTCACGGCCTCGCCTACCACGGTGGACTGTGAGGCTATGGAGGCGTATAACGGCACGACCTCGAGGAACGGAAGCATCACGCTGAGTCCGAACCGATTCCCGGTCCTGAGCCCAGGCTCGAACACGATCACGAAGGGTTCGGGCATTAGCCAAGTTAAGATAACGCCCCGTTGGTGGCGCGTGTAGTGAGGATAACGCATGATTCCAATACTATTCGAAAAATCTGATACCACATTCACGACCAACGGCCTCTGCAGACTTGCGGAGACTGTGCGCTGCCTTGTTACGGAAGAGCGTAACGGCGTGTATGAGCTCGAACTGGACTACCCCGTAACGGGCGAGCACTTCAGCGACATCCAGATAGGGCGCATCATCGCTTGCACGCACGACGAGGCGGGCGACGTTCAGCCGTTCGACATATACGAGAAGAGCGAGCCGCTTGACGGCATCGTCACGTTCTACGCACACCACATCAGCTACAGACTGAACGAGATAGTGGTGGAGCCGTTCACGGCATCGACGTGTGCGACGGCCATCGCGGGCCTGAAGACCAACAGCATCGGCACCAACCCGTTCAGCTTCAGCACGGATAAGAGCGTATCGGCCTCGTATGAGGTAACGGTGCCGAAGTCGCTGAGAGGTCTGCTCGGAGGCGAAGAGGGCAGTCTGCTCGATGCGTTCGGCACAGGCGAGTACAAGTTCGACCTGTTCAACGTGTATCTGTACTCAAGCCGTGGCACGGACACGGACGTCTCAATCAGGTACGGCAAGAACCTTGTCGAGTTCGAGAACGAGGTGGACTACTCGGAGACCTACAACGCCATCGTGCCTTACTGGTACGGCGAGAACTACGACAGCTCAACGGGAACGAGTACGGGAACGCTTGTGACGCTTTCCGAGAAATATATCCAGTCGAACAACGCTCTGCCTAGCGGGCGCACCGTGATGGTTCCGCTCGATATGTCATCGGACTTTGAGAGCCAGCCGACACAGGCGAATCTCAGGACGGCAGCGACATCGAAACTGTCAGACTCATACGCGTGGCTGCCTCTGCAGAACATCAAGGTCGACTTCGTACAGTTATGGCAGACCGCAGAATATGCGAGCCTTGCTCCGCTTCAGAAGGTCAGCCTATGCGACACTGTGGTCGTTGATGTTCCGATGTACAACATATCGGGACTGCGTATCAAGGTCATAAAGGTCGTATGGAATACGCTGTTAGACCGCTATGACGAGATGGAACTCGGGACACCGTCGGCTACGTTCGCATCGGTCATCTCGAACAACTACGACACCAAATACAATCAGACAACCAACGAATTGAGACTGCTCCGCGAGGAACTTGTCAGTCAGGTGGATGCGAAGATAGAAACGTGGGCACAATCCACGAATCCCGCATCGGCTTGGACAACAGCAGACCTGAGAGAACAGCACGACGGAGATCTGTGGCTTTATACGGGCACATCGAACATGACCGTGGACGGTGTGACGATACACCCGCAGGGCATATACAAGTACAACGCATCGACACAGAAGTGGGAGGCGTACTCATCGACGAGCGCGAACCTGTTCGACCTTGTCGACGGAAAGACCACGATATTCTACGGCACGAACACCGGCACATACACGGGCGTTCAGGTCGGCGACTACTTGGTGGACAGCACTAACGGCAAGACATATCGGTGGAACGGCTCATCGTGGGTGCTTCAGCTCGACTACAACACGGCCGTCGGCAACGCGAAGGTCACGAGGGTCGAGACTGAATACTGCCTGTCAAACAGCAACAGCACGTTCAGCGCATACGGCTCGTGGTCGACGCAGCTCCCGCAATACGTACAGGGCAAATACTACTGGAAGCGCACCGTCACTTACTATGCGGACGGCACAAGCTACGCGAGCGCACCGATACTCGACTCGGGCGACCAGTCGATGGTCGAGACCAATATCGCGTTCAACAGCATGAACAACCACTTTTGGTATGACAACACGGGCGCATACGTTACAGAAGACGAGGGGACATACTCGACAGGCTATGCCACGCGCATAACCAATACGGGCATACTCCAAAGTTATAACGGTGCCCTGATGTCCTCGTGGACTAACTCGGGCATCAACTTCTACGCCAATGACGGCAGTCAGCTTCCTATAGCGCAGTTCGGAAGTTCGGCCATACTCGGAACGCTTGACGGCTACCACTCGGAACTGAACGGCGACGGCTTCAAGATAAGCAACGGTCCTGACGATATTCTGAACATCAACGCATCAGGCGAGTCGAGGACCGAGACGGTCACAACGACCGTGATCAATCAGACCCCTGCTGGCAATCCGAGATCGACGATGGAGGCGATGGCTTACGGCACATCGTACACCGTAAAGGTCATCACGAACACCACCGTCAACAGTTCGTTCACCGTATCGGTGGCTGACTCATCTACGAGCCTCCCGTCAACGAGGACGGTGGATGTCGGGAATCAAAGGACGGTATTCACCTACAGCAGACTGAATGACGACTACTTCCAGATGAACGTAGCGCAGTCGGTCATCGACCCGGGCGGGGTCGTGGGCACGTATCCAAAGGTAACAAAAGAGTACACCCGCGTCTTTGCCGTTCCTGTGATGGACTTCGAGGGCGACTTCAGCGCCCACGGAGACATCGACATCACGGGCGACTATAAGGTCAACGGCACGAAGATAAATGCAGCCTATGTGGGTGCGGTTCCGACATCGAGAACGGTACAGGGACACGCGCTTTCGTCAAATGTTACGTTAGGCCTGAGCACATCGGAGCTGTCGGAACAGGAAGATATACCGAGCACGGCACCTGGCGGCACGGGTAGCGTGACATTCAACCTAAATGTACCGAGCGGATACACCGTGTCGGGCATCAAGTCGATATATTTCGAAGACCATCCCGGCGCGTTCACTGTTATGGGATGGAACCTCAACAACGACGGCTACCTCAAAGTGTGGTACAGGAATGTGGGCGCGAACACCTACGAGGACATGATCGATGTCGAGGTACAAACACTCAAAGTAAATTAGGAGACCACAATGAACACAGGCACAAAGATCAGGACTGTCCTTGTCATCGCAACGTGCTTCAATACGGCACTGATGGCGAGCGACTTCGCACAATTCCATAACCCGACCATCGACCTCATTTACAGAGTGCTGTCGGTCGTGGCCAACTTCGTCATCGTATTCTGCGCAACGTGGTTCAACAACGACTACACGGAAGAGGCCTGTATGGGCACGGGCGTAACGCGTCAGCTCAAGGCCGAACAGTGCGCGGACTATATAGGCGACTACTTCTTCGATGAAGAGGAGACAGAAGATGAACAAGACGATTTACAAGCAGATGGACTCGAGGTGGAGTAGCCTCCCTTATCCGACAAAGTCATCAAGCTTCGGCGGTAACGGATGCGGGTGCTGTGCGTGTGTCCATGTTGCGATCGAGCAGAAAGAGAAAAAGAACTGGACTCCGAAGACGCTCAGGCCGTGGATGGTCAAACAGGGCTTTGCTTATGCGGGTCAGGGCACTACGTGGAGCGGGATCAAGGCGACGCTGGAGCACATCGGCCACAAGAAGGTCGTATGGGTCGGCAGAAACGACCCGATGTCGATGGCGTGGAAAGAGCTGAACAAGGGCAACCGCATCGGCGTTTTGCTCGTTGATAACTCAAGGACCCCTGACGGCACGTACTGGACGGCATCAGGGCACTATGTGGCGTTTACCGACTATAAGGTCAAGGATTCCAAGCACTGGTTCTACATCAAGGACAGCGGAGGCCGTAACCACGACGGGTGGTTCTGTTACGAGAAATCCATCAGAGGAGCACTCCCGCAGTTATGGATAGTTGAGCGCATCAAGGAAGAGCCGACGAACGCAGAGAAGCTCGCAAAGTGCGCTTACGACTACGCATACACATCGAACACCAAGAAGGCCACCTATCCGAGCGGTGCGCCTGTCGCAGAGTACAAGAAGGCTCTCGATACGGCATACGGCAAGAACCGCAAATGGTCGAAGGCGGCGAAGCTGGGCGCGAGCTGTGATGTGTATGTCGGGTGCTGCGTCCGTATGGCGGGCATCGACAAGAACTTCCCGAGAGGCCTGTCACCGAGCTATATCGCAAAGTCGACCAAGTTCAAGCTGGTCAGCAAGAGCAAGGTACAGGACGGCGACATCATCATCAGCCCGAAGCACGTATGCATCGCATACGGTGGAAAGATAAAGGAGGCATCGAACGGTGACTTCTGGCCGAAGACGACCAACACGTTAAAGACGAGGCTCAATGCAAAAGGGGCAAAGGTTTACAGAGCAAAGTGAGGCGATATAAGTGAACTGGAATTGGGAACTGATAATCACATTTTTCGGTATCGTATTAAGCTCACAGACCGTTGTAGAGCTTGTTAAGTGGCTGTTCAAGTGTGATACACCCGAACGCAAACTGCTCAAAGCCATCGGCGGCGATGTGCTGTACAAATGGCTCTGCGACTGGAAACACAACAGCGGAGGGACAGCCGCGAAGTGGTCAGACATTGAGCAAGCCTATGACGGATATACCTCGCTCGGCGGGAATGGCGAGATCAAGAAGTTGTTCGAAGAGTGCGCTAAAATACCAAGCACAGATTAGGAGGGCAGACAATGCTCAAGATAGATGGCAACAACAACATAACACTCACGCGAGGCGATACGCTGACCCTGACGGTCGAACCGCTCCACAAGGTCGACCCTGTCGCTCCGGCAACGGAACCGACGTGGGAGCCGTACACACCCGAGGAGGGCGACGTCATCCGTTTTGCGCTCGGCAAGGGGTTCAAGACGGAGCCGGGATATGAGCTCATTCTTTCGAAAAATATCCCGAACGACACGCTGACCTTTACGTGCTCATCGACGGAGACCTCGATACCTTACAGGGCGTACAACTACGATGTGGAGATAACTCACGCGGACGGCTGCGTCGATACGTTCATCAGCGGACGGCTCGTTATTACAGGCGAGGTGAAGTGATGCACGTATACGGACAGATAATCGGACGGCTGACCGACTCGGGGCACAGACTCACGGGTCGGCTGACCATACCGCAGGGCGTGGCGGCAGAGACCTATGACGGTCCATACGAGTTCACGCCGACCGCAGACACACAGACCATCGAGATCGAACAGAAGATGGCGACAGCAGACATTATCATCAATCCGATACCGTCCAACTGGGGTCTTATCACTTGGAACGGTTCAGTTTTAACAGTTTCATAGGAGGCTAAATAAATGGCACAGAATGTAATAATCAACGGAGTGACCTATAACGCGGTTCCAGAGGTGGACATCCCAAAGAGCGGAGGCGGTACGGCCGTATTCACGGACACATCGGACGCAACGTTATCAAGCGGCGGTCAGATGCCTAACGGCGTAACAGCTTATGCGAACGGCACGAAGATAACAGGCTCGGCATCGGAGAACGACAGCTCTGACCTGACTGTATCAGGTGCGACAGTCACAGTCCCTGCGGGCTACTATTCAAGCTCCGCATCGGCATCGGTATCGGCTGGATCAGCGACAGCTCCCGCCACGATCTCGGGCACATCAGCATCGGTATCCACGGAAACCAATACGCTGACACTGAGCAAAACAGTTTCAGTCACACCGACAGTATCGGCTGGTTATGTTTCGGCGGGTACTGCGGGTAATTCGTCCGTGTCCCTGACTGCATCGGTAACGACTAAGGGAGCGGCGACCTACACGCCTGGTACCTCAAATCAGACCATTTCGAGCGGCACATACCTGACAGGCACACAGACCATAAGCGGTGACGCCAACCTTGTCGGCGGTAACATCGTATACGGCAAGAGCATCTTCGGCGTGGACGGCACAGCGACACTCCCGAGTATCACACAGGACAGCACGACAAAAGTTTTGTCCATCTCGTAAAGGAGGTGGCTTATGTCACAAAACATATCATTATGGGGCGCGACGTACTCGGATGTTCCGTCTGTCACGCTGCCTAAAAGCGGTGGTGGTACGGCATCGTTCACCGACGTCACCGATACCACAGCGACCGCAAGTGACGTACTGAACTCCAAGTATTTCTATACGGCAAGCGGACAGAAAGTACAGGGTACTGGTGTTGCTGGTTCTGTAACACAAGACCAAGACGGGTATATCGTACTGCCAGCTACAGGTGGGGGAACGCCAAGTGTGAGCGGTCTTGTATATGAGACAGGAACGTGGACACCGAGCGAAGACGTGGCGAGTTATACCATACCGTTTACGAATACACATACAACTGCTCCGTTTTACTATATGGTTACTGACGCAACGGGGTCATATTCGAGTACAACGAAGACAGCATATTCTTGTACATATTTCTGTTATGGACAATTAACAGGGGCTCCGCAATATACATCGGACGGCGATGAGCTATGGGGGTGGATATTTAAAACTGCAGTATCATCAGATATATCAACCTTTTGGTATGATTATAATCAGTTGCTTTACTCATATAACTCATCACCATCGAATGCTGACTATCCGAGAGATTGGGCGACAGAAACGGGTATAAAGGCTTTTCTCACTACGAGTATTTACTGGCGCGCAGGCCGTACCTACAAATGGATAGCAGTATGGGCACCAACAACATAAGGGAGGTGATATTCAATGGCAGACACATTAGAAATATTTGGCACTGAATACACCAACGTAGCGGGTATAAAGGCCACAGATGATAATTCACAGACCAAGACCTATATCAGACCACAGGGCACAAAGAGCATCGCATCAAACGGCACAGGCATAGACGTAACGGCATACGCTTCGGTCGATGTGGCTGTACCGAGTGGTCAGCCATCGCTTCAGAGCAAGAGCTACACAGTCACAGAAGATGGTACTGAAACTATCACGGCTGACAGCGGATATGATGGACTGTCGAGCGTGATCGTGAGTGTGCCGGCAGCAGAGATAGGCGAACCTTATTTCACAGGAACGTTTGCCACCGAGGGCAATCAGAGGATATGGGTTGCTGAGGGCGGCATAAACGTTGACGAAGCAGGATGGATTAATAACGCCCCAATTGTATGTGTCGATACTGACTACAACGCTGTTCCTGCAAACACTACCATCACTCCATCCACATCCGCTCAAACCATCGGCGGCGCAAACTATATGATGGAAGGTGCAGTCACAGTATCAGCTATGCCAAGCGGTACGGCAGGCACACCAACAGCGACAAAGGGGACTGTCAGCAATCACCAAGTAAGCGTGACTCCGAGCGTAACTAATACGACAGGATATATTACTGGCTCGACAAAGACAGGTACTGCCGTAACTGTATCCGCATCAGAACTTGTTAGCGGTACATATACAGTCGATTCTTCGGGTACAAAGGATGTAACGAATTACGCAAGTGCAAGCGTGCCGAGTCTGACATTGCCAAGTAGCGCAAGTTCAACAAGTAGCGGAACAATAAAAACCACAGTCTATATAGGCGATGATGACAAGTATATAAATATACCGACAGGCTTTAACAATACAGCGAGCTATTATACGATAGCAGGAAGACCACTAACGTCCAAAACCATTACGACAAACGGAACTTATGAGGCTGAATATGATGCCGCATACGGTTATTCTTCCGTCACGGTCAATGTCAGCGGTGGCGGTGGCACTCCTATGCAAAAGGATATAATAGATGTGCAGTCGAGTATGACTACATCGTCTATTACCTTTTCGGGGCTGAAAGGTGAGCCAACATCGTTCTATATATTGGAAGATACATCGCCTTCAATGACATCGCCTGCAACAGCAGGGTTCATTGTGTTCGATGGAACAAGTCTTCACGGACAGACATTCTCGACAACTTCAAACGCTAATGCAAGTTACGATTCAGGCTTCACAAAGACATATAGCAACGGTACGCTGACTGTTACAGCTTCTACAGCGCAGTTTGCTCAAATAGAATACATACTGTACTACACATATGGCGGCGGTGCGATAAATACAAAAGATGTGCAAGTCGGTAGCGGTGCAACATCCATTACGTTCACAGGGCTTGAAGATGAACCTGTAATGTGGTCGTGCATATTCAAATCGAATTTTGGCACGAATACACAGAACTATCAGCGTGTGGCATATGTATTCCCTAACAATGCCAATATGGTGTATGGTGTCGGAGTAGATTCAAGCGCACATATTGGCAATTATTGGACAGCTTCGTACAACAACGGTACGTTCACGATTACATCAAATTCAACATCACAAGGCGGTTATTTCCATCAGCCGGGATATTATCAGCTTACCTACGCTTATGACGATGGAAGTGGTGGAAACTATCAGACAAAGAGCGTAACCTATACACCGTCTACTTCACAGCAGACGCAGACCATCACGGCAGACAGCCAGTATGACGCTCTGAAGAAGGTCAATGTCACAGTAGACGCTATGCCGACAATGACGCTTCCGACAGCGACATCGGCAACTTCAAGCGGTACGAGCAAGGCTACGATAACACCGTCATCAAGCACGCAGTATTTGAACATACCGACAGGGTATAACGGCACGGCTCAGTATTACACGATAAGCGCGGCGAGCGGCTCAAGCAAGAACGTACAGGTAAACCAAAGCACGACCAGAACCTCGCAGGGCTCGCTCACAAAGGTCAACGGCGATGTTACCGTATCAAAGACAGGCACGTATGACGTGTACTGGACGGCGATGCGGTCAGCAACGTCATCAGGCTACACTTGGGGCAGTCAGCTCTATGTCGGCGGCAGTGCATACGGCACCGAGAATACGACTTGGTCGAACCACGTACAGAACAACCATCTGTCGAATGTATCTCTCACGGCAGACCAGAAGATAGCCGTATACACGAGAGGCAGAACGGGCAGTTATTACACATACGCACCGATGCTTGTAATAGTAGAAGCATAACGGTCGCTCAAGGGGTGGGCGACGGGTACACCTCCTTTCTATCAGATACACGTAAGAAGGCCGGCACGGGAGACTCCCAGCCGGTCTTTTTGCGTGTCCCGAGGACACGTATTGGACACTCTTTTTTGCAAAATTGACATTTCGCCTGTTTCAGCAATTGCAAGGCTTACACGCTCTAACCGTTGAAATTCCAACGTTTACATAGCAAGAGCCGACAAGAGGAAACAAGAGCAGATAAGGGATTCTTTGGGTTCGAGTCCCATGTCCTCCGCCAACAGAACCGTTGAAATCACTGGGTTTCAGCGGTTTTTTCATTTTCGGAGGACACGTATTGGACACCTTTTTGCACGAAATCGGCAACCCGCCTCGAAGATTTCAGCTCATCCTCGAAGAGATGGGTGTAGATATTGAGAGTGGTTCCGATGTTCGAATGGCGCAGTGCAGCGGATATTTCAGCCAGGTCAAACTCGCCTGATGCGTGGAGCATCGAGGCAAATGTGTGCCTTAGTCCGTGAAGCGTGACATCAGGAAGGCCGTGCGACTTTGTAAATTCTTTTATCTGCCTCTTTGCGTAGTCAGGGCGCATCGGCTGTGCTGCGTACTGGATCAGGAACGGGTTCTCGATGTACGGGTCCTTTTCGTGTTCCTCCATCAGTCTGACGATGTCATACATAACGAACTCGGGCACCGATACGATCGCGCGGCTCCGCTCCGTCTTCGTGTCTTGCATGACATCCTCGCAGTGGATGCGGTGACGGGTGCGTACTACGCGTATGGTTTTCCACAGCACGTTCACATCGTCGTTCATCAGCCCCATTATCTCGGAACGCCTGAGACCGCAAAAGAGGGCAAGCTCGAAGCAGACTCTCAGGTCGAGCGACACATCGTCCAGAGCGTCAACGAATTTCGGTATGTCGTCTTTGGTCAGCACCGTGATGTCCGGCTTTTTCTGCTTCGGGATTATGACCGCATCGCACGGATTCGTCGTCAGCATCTTGTTCCTGACCGCCATCTTGTACGCGCTCGACAGCAGGCTGACATATCCCTTTACGGTCTTCGGGGAAGCCTTTTTCGGATACCCTTTATTAGGCTCTCCTTTGACCGCAGAGGCGATAAACTTCTCTATCTGATACGGCGTAAGGTCTGCCGCTTTCACGCCCTTAAAACGCGATTTTAGGCGTTTCGCATAAGACTCGTATCCCGTCAACGTGGTCTCCTTGAGGCCCTTTATTCTCTGCATATCAATATACGCATCGAGAAGATCGCCGACAGTCTCAGCCCTCATGGACGAGCTGCCGCACTCAAGCTCGAATGCGTCATACTGCTTCTTTGCGTCTGTCTTATTCTTGATCGTGACCGTCTTCGTGTAGAACTTCCGGGTGCCTTTAGACTCGGAGCCCGTTGACACTATCAGCTTCGCCTTGTGTCTTGATAGGTATTTAATGGCCATGAGTTACCCCCTGTAATTGTCGAAGAACTCGCCCGGCTTGAACTTCAAAACCTTCGCGATGACTTTCACCATCTTAAGTCCGGGATCGCGCTGGCCTTTTTCATATCTGCAGTAAGCAGCCTGACTGATGCCTATCAGTTTGGCCGCTTCGCCTTGCGACAATCCTCGTTCAATTCTCTTCTGTGTTATGAAGTCCCCAAAATCTTTTACAATAGTGTCCATTTTTTGCCACCTCACTAAATGTATATTAACAAAAAGAAATGTGTTTGTTAATAGAATTTTGACAATTTGGTATTGACTTCTGTTATTCAATAGTCTATATTTGACCATAGGAGATATACCAAATTGGTAAAAACACAACATATAGAAAGGAGGAGACATGGTAGACACTAACTATAAGGTCCGCGCTTGGATGGGTGCTAACAGGGTATCAGGGCGCGAGCTCGCAAAGCGCTTAAATATGCCATATTCAACGTTTTGCACGAGGATGAGCGAGGAGTCAGACTGGAAGCTGCCGGAGATCAAATCTCTGCAGGGAATTACCGGATTGGCATTTGAAGAACTGTTCTAATTTTTTTAATCTGAGGTATACCAATTTGGTAAAACACACTTTACAGTAAAAGGAGGTTTACATGAGGCTCTACACCGCGGAGGAAGCTGCCGATGCCTTAAGGGTATCAAAATGGACGGTGTGGAAGTACGGCAGGGAAGGGAAGCTCCGCACGGTCAAGTTTGGTAGGACGGTCAGGTATGACTTAGAAGGAGGAGGAAATGAAGTACAAGGTAACGCAGATTCTGAACAAGTATGCAAGAGTTGACGAAGAGTACAAGCGCGTCGAGGTCACACAGACCTTCGAGATGGTTCAGGACGACTTCGTCACATGGCTCGAGATCATGGGCGAGAACACCGACGAGGAGATCACGATCTCGTTCAAGGCGATCAAGGAGGAGGCATAGTCATGACAAAGACGATACTCGCATACATAACGCTCGGCGCGGCGTGGTTCGCGTTCGGGTTCTACATGATGGCAACTGTAATGACAATGTAGTTACAACGTAAGGAGGAAACAATGGGAAAGCACGATAAGAGCACAGATAACGAGTTCTACGAGGCAAGGATAAAGCGCCTCGAGGCAGAGAAGGCAGAACTGGCAAGAACGGTCAGGGCGCTCGAGAGAGACCTCGCAAGGGCCGACAGAGCATACGACCGCAACACGGAGGAAGTGGACGATGTCATCGCCGAGAAGGACGCAGAGATCGCCATGCTCAATCTGAAGATTCTGAAGCTGGTGAGAGAGCATGTATAAACCAATATCACAATACGAGATCACGCACATGGAAAACCTGATGGTCAGGGACTCGTACTGGAGGGACGACCGCACGGAGATCGTGACATACTGCGATGTCTATAAGTGCAAAGAGTGCCCGAAGTACGGCGACGACTGTGACGGTCTGGAAGACGAGGAGGACGATGATGAGCTGGTATAGCGACGGCGAGCCGTTCAACGAATGGGACGATCCGTACTGCATATGGAAGAGCATGGCGAACGGCGGTAAGTGCGGAAACAGCAAGGAAGAATGCGACAGGTGCATGAGAATGCGCGAGGAGGCAGAGGTAGAAGATGACGAAGAATGAAAAAGGCACACCCGCAGGTGCACCAATCCCTAAGCAAGATTATGGTACCACACCGGGAAGCAAAGCGCAATGGCTTGCGGAGTTTCTGCTCGACAACATAGGCGACAGAGAGCATCCGATGAAGAGGCCGAAGGACGGGAGCGTCGACAGATATATGCGCGGACTCATCATGGAGAAGAACGCGGCGGGCGAGGCTGTCATCATCAACCTGGGCGACGGATATTTCCACGCGGGTCCCGATGACGGTCCCGCGGTCAAGGAGTACGCCCTCAAGGAACTCCACAGGGCGCACGAGATCGAGAAGAAAGCACGAAAGATGCTTGATACATGGGAGGTACTGTATGGCAACTTATGAAGACATCAAGATGGCGAACAGAGCCATCAAGCCCATTGACGTAAAGGGCAAGGAGTACGTTGAGGTGAACCAGCGCGTGACCGCGTTCAGGATGGTCCACCCGAACGGAGGCATATCGAGCGAGATCGTAAGTCTCGCGGACGGCGTGGTCGTGATGAAAGCCACGTGCTTCGACGACGGAGGAAACATCCTCGGAGTCGGACACGCCTACGAGAAAGAGAACTCGTCATACATCAACAAGACGAGCTACATCGAGAACTGCGAGACCTCGGCGGTAGGCAGAGCGCTCGGCATGGCGGGCTTCGGCATAGATGCCTCGATATGCAGCGCGGAGGAACTGCAGAACGCTCTCCTCAATCAGGAGGGCAACGAGACTGTCAGCGCGAAGGAGGCTTCGCTGATGAAGAAGATGCTTCAGGCAACGGACAGCGACACGGCCGCGTTCCTCAAGATGATAAACGACAATTTCGGAAGAGGCGCGGGCTCAGTCGACGAGCTGACAAAGAAGGAGTACGCGTTCGGCCTTATAAAGCTGAGGAAGAAGGCCGAACTGGTCGAGAAGGGAGGAAACAAATGATAGAAGTCAATGCTGAGAATGTAAGACTGTGGGTGAACGAGCACGCGAGGAATGACGGAACGAAGTGGTATTCGTACTCGATCTCGACATCCTCGAAGGATCAGGAGACGGGCGACTACATCAACAAGTCGCTCGAGGTAAGGATGACGAGAGACGTCGAGGTCCCTCACGACCTGAAGAACGGCACGCTCGTCACGATCAGAGGCTCGCTCTCAAACAGAAAGTTCAGGGACAAGGACGGCAACGAGCGCACCGAGCATATGCTCTGGGCTCGCGAGGTAGACTTCGACAAGCCGTATGTTCCGAGAGGCGAGAAGGCTGATTCGTTCGAACAGCTTTCTGAAGATATGCCGTTTTAAGAGGTTGCGGAAGGAGGGTAAAAATGGAATATAAGCCTTATAACGAGCGTCGCGAGAGGATACTTCTGACACCAAGCATGGCGGAAGAATTTATTTCGGTTAATTATGAAAACAATCGCGCCCTTAAGTGGAATCATATAAACGAGATCGCGCGGTCGATTTCCCTGGGAGAGTGGAACCCGTATATGGTCAATCAGGACATCGTGCTATCCGATAAAGGACACCTCATGGACGGGCAGCATCGGTGCTATGCGGTAATTAGCGCCAATAAGTCAATTTCGACGATGATTTCATATAACGTTCCAGAGGAGTGGTTTCCGCAGTTTGATCGCGGACTTTCTCGCAAAGCAGCGGATTACATAGACTGCAAGAATAAAAACGCGATCATTTCAATTGCTAATTATGCAATATGTATTGAGCAAGGGGCCACGCTTACAAACGCGCTAAAGGGTCAGGTTGCGGGACGTTATAAAAAAGGAGTAGTAAAGCCAACGCGCGAAGAGACGGTCCAATTCGTCAATGACAATCTCTCTGATATTGAGGACTTTTATGGTCTCGGTGCGCGTCTGAATAAATGCTTTTACGGCGGCGGGAGTTCCGCATATGCCAAACCTTTATGGCTCATAAATTACTTGAGTGATGGAGCCGATCGCAGCCTGATAGAGGCTTTTGTGGAAAAAACCGAAGAAGGCGACAACGACACTCCGGTTATTGGATACATGAGAAAAACGGTCGCGCAGAAGCAAATTTCTGCATCACGAAACCACACAAAAGTAGACATTAAATATCTCCATGACATAATTCTCGTGTGTTACGAGCAATTTATCGGAACGGGTGAAGTACCGAGAGGGAAAAACTTCAACTACGTGGTTGATAAATATGGTGCTGCCGTAACATCGAAAGCTACAACACATGAACAGCAGAAATAAAGGCAAGCGCGGCGAGCTCGAGGTGGCTCACCTTTTGAAAAAGTACGGATATGATGCAAGGAGAGGCCAGCAATTCAGCGGAGCAAATGGTGATGCGGATGTTGTCGGCCTCCCCGGCATACACATCGAGGTAAAGCGCGTGGAAAAACTGAACGTGGAGAACGCCGTGGATCAGGCTGTCCGCGATGCGAATGAGGGCGAGAAACCCGCAGTCTTTCACAGAAAAGACCGCCGCAAGTGGCTCGTCACGATGCCGTTCGATGAATGGATAGAGATGTATCAGGCATGGGAAAAGGAGAATGAACGGATTCATAAAGATACACAGGTCGCTCCTTGAGTGGGAATGGTGGGACGATAAGAACACGTTCCGGCTCTTCATGACGATCCTGCTGCTTGCCAACTGGAAGGATAAAAAGTGGCACGGCAAGACGATCCCGAGAGGTTCGTTCTGGACAAGCCTCGAGACCCTCTCGAAGAAGTCAGGGCTGACCTTCAAGCAGACTCGCACTTCACTAAACAAGCTAATTTCGACAGGCGAAGTGACAAGCAAAGGGGCAAACGACGGAAGGCTTATAACCGTTGTAAATTATGACCTTTACCAATCTGACGACCGCGAAAGGGCAAACGAATGGGCAAGCGAGTGGGCAAACGAAGGGCAAACGAAGGGCAAACGAAGGGCAACAACTGAAGAAAGTAAAGAATATATAAGAAGGGGGAAGAAGACGGAGGAGGACGACCTCTTCCTCTTCAAGGACATAGAATGACCAGAGATGAGGCGAAGAAAATACTCGGGCGCGTGAGCAAACTGTACATGACTCAGGCGAGGAGGCTGACAGCCGACGAGAAGAGAGCAATGCTCGATGCCTGGACGGATATGTTCGAGTTTGACAGCTACGACCACGTGAACGATGCCGTAAGCGCATACGCGAAGATGGGCAAGCCGTTTCTGCCTCAGCCGTCGGACATCATGAACGTGATCGTCGCGGAGGAGAACATCCCGCAGGGCGAGAGCTTCACGGAGGCAGACAAGCTGTTCAACAAGCTCGCGAATACTGCGGATGCGATCGTCAACGGGAAGGAGCATCTGTCCATTATCGACCCCGGCGGGTTCCGTTACGATCCCGAACTTGACCGCAAGGTCTACAGACACGCGGAGACCCGCATCAGCAAGACGGCATTCACGCAGTACGACTTCAAGGCTCTGCCGTATGAGATTCAGGAATACGTCGAGGACATCGACGGCCTGAAGGCGATATGGAAGGAGATAGAGTCGAGCCGCGCGATGGCGAAGAGGCGCTTCGAGATGGCTCTGCCGGAGATCAAGGCAGAGATCGCGAGGCAGAACGACAAGAACGCCAAAGAGAACAAGGCGAGGCTGGAGGCGCTATGGCAGCGAATGGGACTGTGAGGCAGTGTGAGGTCTGCGGCGAAGAGTTCAGCGAGCGCGACATGATGTCTTTTAGCTCAGGCCGCAAAAGGCACTGGCTGTGCTGGGGATGCTACAAGCTGAGCCAGTACGAGGCGGGCAAGAACGAGGCCAGACGCACGAAGGCGATCGAGAAGAGCAAAGCGCACTTGAAGTAAGCAGCCACGGGGGCAGGGCACACAACTTTATAAGGACGTCTTGAAAAATTATCACCGCCCTGCCTCTGTTTGCACAAGGAGAGGCAACAATGACACTTGAAGAACTAAAGAAAGAGGCAAAGGCACAAGGCTACAAACTGATACCGATCAAGGCTGAAGAGAAGTTCCTGCCTTGTACATGCGGCAGCAACAGACGAGAGCATTGGAGCAGATGGAATGGCAAGGAGATGATAATCACTCTTCAGTGCATCAGGTGCGGTAAGAGAGTCAGCGGTATTTCCGAAGCCGATGCGAAACATAAGTGGAACGATATGATAAGGAGTGAGAGCGATGAGTGAAGCAGTAGTAAAACTGACAAGTGACCGCATAAAGATAAAGGGCGGCGAGTATGTGCAAGACCTTGTGCGTTGCCAAGACTGCAAGTATTGGGTCTATAACTTTAATGGCTGTAAAAGAAACCCGTGTACCGAGCCGTGGTATGCAACAGATGGGTGTACCTATGGAGAGAGGGGATAACGATGAAAGTTAAGGAACTTATCACAAGGCTTCTTGATGAGCCGATGGATGCGGAAGTATGTTTACAAGACCCGACTGAACACATATCTAATGGCACTATGTGCAGGGGTTACTTATTCGACATCACCTATATCGAGCATTGGAACAAGCACCGCATCTGCATAAATTTCAACGATTGGAGGAAAGGAGCAGACCGCAAGACCGAGCCAACTATTTCCAAAATGGAACAAGTTGGAACTACCGAGGATTGCTCGACAGTTAAGGAAAGGAGTGGGGAATGAAAAGAGGAGACATCATAGTTAATCCGTGGGTGTCTGTGGATTACTGCGGAGAACTAAATCCTATGTACGCAACCATTTATCTCGGCAACAACTATTCCCTTGATTATAAAGGCAGAAAGCATACTTGGGCAGATAAAGTGTATAAGGAAAATGCCGAGATGCGATGCCCGTGGAAAGTCATAGGTCACATCGACATTGACAACATCATAGAAACGGCTATCAGAGCAGCAGTTGAGGACAAGCCACAGACGGAAACAGAGATAGCAAAGGCAATCGTTCACAAGATGATTGATGATGCGGTTATCGCAGAAGATGCGTATCCCGATTTACGGCAGAAGATGCACAATGCGGTAGACGAATATGAGCCACAGACGGAAAGGAGTAAGTAGATGACAGATATATTTGCACAGAAAGGGTGGATATGCCCTAAATGCGGACGAGTGCTTGCGCCATCAACGATGTACTGTTTATGGTGCTGTAGCGATATGAAAGAGTCAATAACGGCAACAGGAACAACGATTCCAAAGTGGGACACGACACCGATAAAAGTCGGTAGCGGAATGATTAACTCAAGCGGACAGACGGACTGTGCGTGGAGGAGGACAGAATGAAAATAATACTCGGGATTTGCTTAGCAGCATTAATGCTATCACTTGCGGTACTTCTGGCGGGAGTTAGTTATCTTATGTTCGACGAAGTGCGTGAGACGTGGCAACGGAACCAGAGCAGTAAAAGAATCCGTAAAACAATCGAGGAGTGGGGATCAGATGATAAAAATAATATGTGATAGATGCGGCAAAGAACTGTTGACAACTTATTCGCAAAACACTCGCAAGGTTGTATTCCTTGAAGGGAGCAGAACTGAATACGATCTGTGTAAAAATTGCATGGTCGAAGTTCGAAACTTTGTTGTAGAGCCGGCTATTAGCGTTACACTTCCTGACCACTGTCTGCATTGCGAGAACGTGCTGTCATCGGAATGTACCGCTTGCGACGGCTATGAGTATTTCAAAGAAGATACGACTGATTGTGTAAAATAACAACGGCAACCCCAGAGGGCGGGCACTTATAAACATCATTGTCCTTTCTCGTGTAAGTATGAAGTCCCACGCCCGTCCTCTGTGTTGCATACAGGAGGTGTGATGAAAGATACGTTATTGATAAATGCAAGGACGCCGATAAAGCCGGGCGACCTCGTGATCGTGAACTATCCGATGCACGAGCAGACGTCCAACCCCGCAAGACGGCTCGACGGCGAGCAGTTCGTGGTCAAGAAGCGCAAGGTCATATGTACGAGACCCGCCAACAGAGTGTACTTCGAACTGTACGGAGCCAAGTCGAAGGCGGGCGTGCCGTATGCGTTCCTTGAGGAAGAACTTATCAAGATATGACGGCGAAGGAATATTTGAGACAGTATGAGCGTGCCGTGAAGCGGGCGCATCGGTATCGGGAGGAGTACGAGAACGAGTCCATGCTGATAGATGCCGTGCGGTCTCTGTCGGACAATGACGGGATGCCGCACGGATCAGGCATCAGCAAGCCGACCGAGAACAAGGCCATCAGGCTCGCGGACAAACGGCTCAGGCTCATACAGGCCGAGCTGGATGCCATAGAGGTCAGACAGAAGCTGTTCGACTTCATTGACGGCATCGACGGCATCGAGGGCGATGTTCTGTATCATCGGTATATCAACCTCCTGAAGTGGGAGGAGATATGCCTGATCGTGCATTACTCATGGCCGAACACGATGCGCATCCACCGCAGGGCGCTCGACATAGTGCAGAAGATAATTGATGAGATAGAATGATACCTGGTATCTGTGTATTATGATATTGTCAGAAGTCCGCAAAGGATGGACGACGTCACCTCAGCCGGGGCGACGAACCTCGGCGTTATGATCGCGATAGCTTTTCAGCCGGTGCAAGTCCGGCGGCGATCCTCTTCATTGTTTCTCATACTTTCATATGATTGCTCCTTTCTGCATAAGCCTCGGTCTGCATCGCCGGGGCTTTTGTGGTGCATCAGATACGGAGGCCAAATGGTATCGGTGATAGTTCCGTTCTGGAATAGCGAGAAGTGGATAGGCAGATGCTGCGAGAGCCTGACCATGCAGCAGGGCGATCTCGAGTTCATACTCGTGGACGACCACAGCACGGATCACGGCAGCGACATAGTCAGCGACTACTGTCACAAGGACGACCGCTTCCGCCTGATGCTGAACACGAGGACGAAGGGAGTGAGCGGCGCAAGGAACACGGGACTCGACTACGCTCAGGGCGAGTGGATAACATTCCTCGATGCGGATGACGAGATGCTCCCGGGTGCGTCAAAGGAACTGGAGAAGCTCACGAGGATAGGCGCTAACATTTATCAGACAGGTCATGTCAGATACCTTGCCTCGAAGAACAGGTCGGTCAACCACCGCACATCCGAAGGGTGGCGCGGTCTTGACGATCTTCCGATGCTGTGGGTGGGCGTATGGAACAAACTGTTCCGCGCTGAGTTCCTGAGGGACATACGCTTCGACGAGTCGCTCCAGTACGGAGAGGACGGCCTCTTCATGCTCGAGTGCCTCGCAAAGGACGGGCGCATATACTGCGCGGACAAGAGCGTCATGACAGTCAGGCACCGCATAGAGAACAGCGGCAGCCTGTCGCACGTCAAGAGGGACACGGATGTCATCAGGTTCATCCATGCTTATGAGGAGTTCATGAGGGACAAGGACGACGCGGTCAAGGCTTTGGTGTGCTCGGAGCTTGTGAAGCTATGGGCAAGAGTGGAGAAGTTTTACAGATGAAGTACGACATCGTTTACATACTCAAGAATGATTACGACTCCGAGGAGCTGCGGTACTCACTGCGCTCCGTGTGCAGGAACTTCCCTTATCGGAAGATATGGTTCTACGGCGGAAAGCCTGATGGCATCGAGCCTGACGAGTATGTGGAAGTGATCCAGGAGGGACGCAATAATTGGGAACGGGTGCGTAATACCATCCGACTCATATGCCGTAACGACGAGATCACGGAAGACTTCTGGCTGTTCAACGACGACTTCTTCATCATGAAGAAGGTGACGGACCTGGAGCCGATGACGCAGGGCACGCTCGAGGAACTGGCACAGTCTCTGCGTAAGAGCAGAGGCAGGGCGACAGCGTACACGAGTCAGATCAGGAAGACAGCAAGAACCCTGAGGGAAAGAGGCTACGACACCGTCGACTATGCGCTGCACGTTCCGATGCTGATAAACAGACGCAAGGCGCTGCAGACTTTGAGGGAGTTCGGTGATTGTCCGATGTTCCGTTCACTGTACGGCAACCATCACCGCATCGGCGGAACACGGGTCAAGGACTCGAAGATCTCCGGGCTGCACAGAGAACCGACGGGCAAAGAGATGATACTGTCGACTTCAGACGAGTCGTTCAGGGACGGAGCCGTCGGCAGATACATCCGCGACAAGTTCAAGCGTAAGTGCAAGTACGAGGCAAGCGATGGCACAGAATAGACCCGACCGAAACGCAGGGACAAGGGGGGCTTTTGAAAAGGCCCGGGCACAGATACTCCGTACTCAAACACACTGCGGGATATGCGGGAAGCCGGTGGACTTCAGTTACACCTACCCCCATCCCCTCAGCCCGACAGTCGACCACATCATTCCTGTAAGCAAAGGCGGACACCCGACCGACCTCGACAATCTTCAGCTCGCGCACAGGTGCTGCAATAGGGCTAAGGGCGACCGCCTGGCCACTGCGCCTTCACCTGCAAACGAAGAAGAAAGTGTAATCAGTAATAGAGTGCTGCCTTTATCAATGGATTGGAAGAAATATAAATCATGATGTAAAAATTTTTTCTGAACGGGGGGTGTGCACCCTCGGGGATCCCCGGCGCCA